TTCGTTTCTTGCAGTAGATAAATCTGCTAGTTCAGTCCAAGATGTACCATTCCAAAATTCAGTTAGTGCTAAACGAGAAGGACTAGCAGCAGGATTATTACCACCAAAAGTTAAAGCAGATGTCTGTATTCCAGAGGCCGCTCTAAAGTTTGAAGGAGTATTTGTTCCAGTTATTGTAGTCCAATTTGTTCCATCCCAAGATTCAACAGCAGTTGTACTATAAGGTGGAGTTGGAATTTCACCAACTATACCTAATGCAGCAGTTTGAGTACCTGTACCTGCAATAGCAGTTCTAGTTGTATTTAAAGTATTTGCACTAGTCCAAGATGTTCCATTCCAGCTTTCAGTAGTGTTTCTATAACCTACTGCATCTGGACCACCTCCAAATGTTAAAGCTGCTGAAAATGTTCCTGCAGCCCCAACTCTAAAAGTTGATACATTTGTGTCATTAACTTCTGTCCAAGAAGTACCATTATAAGATTCATTAAGTGTACTACCTGGATCATAAGTGGGAGAAGGACTTCTTCCTTGAAAAAATATAGCTGCTGTAGTTGTTCCAGTAGAACCTCCTTCCCTTCTTGATACATTTAAAGTTGCTGGCAAAGTTGTCCAAGTAGAACCATTGTAAGATTCTGTGGCTGTAGTAGTACCTGGAATAGCAGGAGAAAAACCACCCATAACAAGAGCAGCATCTTGTGTTCCTGTTGCTCCAGCTCCTACTCCAGTTCTTGCTGTATTTAAACTTCCACCCGATGCCCAAGTTCCAATTGGAGCTCCACCAGCTTTAATAGCCTTAAAACTTCCTGTTGTTGAATTGTAATATATTTGTCCTATGATCGCATCTGAGTAACCAGCAGCGGGTGTAGTTGGCGGGATGCCAGAAAAAGTCCATTCTTCTGTAGCTGTTGTAACTGGAGGACTTCCAGCTATTGCTAAAGCTGTTGTATTAGGTGTTGATGCATTTCCTCCCGCACCTGTTCTAAATTGAGCAGCTACAGCTAAATTATTTACTTCTGTCCAACTTGTTCCATTCCAAGATTCTGTATTTACAGTTGCTGGATTACCTCCACCCCATACTAAAGAAGATGTATAAATACCTGATCCTCCAAGTTGATTTCTTGCAGTGTTTAAATCAGCTAATTCTGTCCACGTTGAGCCATTCCAATATTCTGTGTTTCCTATAATAACATATGGAGCACCTCCTCCTGAATCAGGAGTTCCTTTTTCACCTGCAATGTATAAAGCTTCTGTTTGAGAACCTGTCATTACTGCAGCAAATCTAGCTACATTAACTTCTGTAATTTCAGTCCAACTTGTACCATTCCAAGATTCTGTTACGTTAGTTGTATTATTATTATCAGCAGTTCCCGATGCCATTAAAGATGCTGTGGCTGTTCCTGCCTGTCCAGATTGCCATCTTGCAGTATTAACCTCATTTACTTCTGTCCAACTAGTACCATTCCAAGATTCATTTTCTGATTTAGCAACATTTGGATCAGTTTTTCCTGCTGTAGCAATTGCAGCAGTTTGAGTACCTGCACCGCCAAGATAATATCTTGCTGTGTTTAAATCATTTACTTCTGTCCAAGAAGTTCCATTATATAATTCTGTAGAGGAAAGAATTGGTGGTCCAAAATAACCTCCTGCAGCTAAAGCTGCTGTTTGAATTCCAGCTCCTGCAACAGCAGTTTTAGGTTGATTTAAATTTCCACCTGAAGACCAAGAACCAACATAAGGATCATTTTCTTTTGCTTGTGCAAAAGGTACTGGGTCTGATGTTAGGTTTTGAATGTTAAAACCTTGTATGTCTTTATAACTAGCCATTGGATTATTTATCCTTTAATAGCCAACCGTATGTAGATCCTGAATATACTAAAGTTAAACCAGCTCTTTCTATAGAAACTGTTAGGTCTGCAGCTGATCCTTGAATGTTTTCAGAGTTTCTTCCTACAGTTAGATTATTTGTATCAAAAGTTCCTGCGTAATCAACTAATGTAACTTCATCTCCTAAAGTTGGAGTTGCTGGTAATGTTGCTGTGAATGCACCAGATGATGTATCACAGAAATATCCTTCACCTGCTACAGCAGTAAATCCTGTTGTCTTAACTGCTTGCCAAGATGTTCCGCCTGATACAGCAGAAAAAGATAAATTTCCTGAACCATCTGTTTTTAAAAATTCGTCAGCTGCACCGTCTGCTGTAGGTAAAACAAATGTTTGATTTGATGAAACAGTACCTGCAGCTTTTAAACCAATGTAGTTAGAATTATCTGTGTCCGCAAATCTTACTTCTCCAGTTGCTCCAACTTGTACATTTGTACCATCCCAAGTTAAGTTAGAAGATGCTCCAAAAGCACCAGCATTATTAAATTGAATTTCTGTATCAGAACCTGCAGGATCTGTAGTAACTCCTAATTGTGTATCTACAACATCTGTTCCATCAGAAAAAAGTAATTTAACTCCTTTATCATCAGTTGCAAAAGTTACACCTGTTCCTGAAACAGTTTTAAATTCAACTGTGAAAGCTCCTGTTGTTCCATTACTTATAATATAAGTTTTTTCTATACCATTAGGTATGGTTACAATTTGATTTCCTGTAATTGTTCCCGTTAATTTAATTACAGCATTTCTAGCATTAGAAATAGTTGCATCAGTCATTGCTAATGCAGTTGTTTGTGCACCGCCTGCAATAGATATTGCTTCGTAACCTGCAATCGCTTGTTGTAATAAATTTAAGTTGGTATTTGTTTTATCGCCCCATGTTCCCGAGTTTTCACCCGTTACCATTAGTTCGAGTTTAAGGTCTGTAGAATAACTTGATGCCATAATTTATATAAGTTTGTAGTAATTAACTAATTTTATTATCCTTATGCTGCTGTGTCAACTTCCACCCATACATTAGTAGTTGATGTATTAATTTCAGTCCAACTATTGGATACTCCTGGAATAACCTTACTCCAGCTTGTAATTCTTGGGCTTCCTAAAGAACTTGTTAAAGTGTTTCCAGAAGGTATTACTATTGCATTTGCGGTTATTGTTACTGAATTTGTTGTAGTTGTTAATGATTGTCCAGATACCTCAGCTATAGAAACTAAGTCAGCATTACCTTGAGAAATGCTCATAGCTTGGCCTGTTAATGTGCCTGTAATAGCATCTCCTGTTACTGAAACAGAAGATATTGTTGTGTTTAACTGTTCTCCTGTTAAATTTACAAAAGTATTTAAATCAATTGAAACACTATCGATAGATGATGATAATTCTTGACCTGTTAAAGAAACACTTACATCAGTGAAAGCAGTTTCATTACCTAAACTAATGGATAAAGTAAGTGCTGTAGGATCAACAATAGTAGCTGCTGATTGAGAAGCTTCTCCAACAGCTGTTGTTAATGCTACGCCAACAACATTATCAGAAACATTACCATCTGCAGTTACAGATGGAGCTTGAACAAAAGATGTTAAATCTATTCCTGTTAAATTAACATTAACATTTCCAGTAACTCCTTCATTACCGATATTTGTTTGTAAAGTTGTGAGACCAGTTAATAAAACATTTGCATCTGCATTAACAGTTTCATTTCCAATTGATGTTGTTAAAGATTGTCCAGTTACACTTTGATCTACGCTTACAGATATACTTACAGAACCTGTATTTGTTCCTAAAGTATTAAGTGAGTTTCCTTCGCCCCAAGCAAATTCGCCAAACGAACCTTGCCCCCAAGCATCTGTACCTACTTGAACATTAATGCCATTATCACCCCAGGCTTCTTCGCCCCATTTATTAGATCCCCAGGGTGATGATGACATATTCTACTCCTTAGCTGATTCTTAAAATCGCTGCAGAAGTAGTAAATGCTGGAAATTGTATTGTAAAAGTTCCCGCTGTTGCTGTCTTGTCTCCGCCAAAATCTAAAACACAAACTGCTTTGTTAGCGTCAGTTGAGTTATAGATTAGTGCACCTCTTGCTGTAAGTGTTACTCCAGTAAAAGATAAATCAGCGAAGTCTACAATAGCGACTCCTGATGCGACTGATGTTTGTTGAGACTGTAATTGACTACCGCCAGCTACATATTGTCCTGATGCCGAAACTTCAGAACCTGTAGTGTAGGAAGTAGTCGCTGCGCCTAATGTTGCTGCATTAGTATACAGCGCTAGTTTGAATGCATCACCACCTGTATCAAGGTCGTGTACACCGTCAAGTAATTCTTTTTTAAAAGAGTTACATACTGCTTGTGATATTGCCATAAAATTTTCTCCTTAATAAATTTTAATTATTGGGTGAAGGCGAAGGTATTTTAACTCTAGGCACTCCATCCGTATATTCATCTCTTCTTCTTCGACCCATTTGCTCTAAGGCGTAAGATTGAATAGCCTCATTATACCTGTTTTGATATAAATTGTACATATCAGCAGGTCCTTTAAGATAACCATAAGCTTCAACTAAACAAGCATATAATAACACATCAGGAGCTTGTTTAGATAAATCTGTTTGAGTATTAGACGCACTTAAAGCTGGTGGAGATGGAATATAATTTAATTGTATTTCATAATTGCTATCAGGTGTTGGTGCAACTACAATATTATCATCATCCCAATTTGCATAATATTTTGGCTCTCCAGTCGTACCATCATTATTGTATTCTGATATAAAACTAGTATCCCTTTTATCTAAAAAAGTTCTTGTAGATCCATTTATAACTTGTACTGATCTTACTATATGTGTGTCTGTAGGTAATAATATATATCTATTACCTGAAGTAAAATTTGAAGTTGCATAAACTCTTGCATAATCTGCATCAACTTCTCTAAAAATTCTAAATTCAGCATCTCTTATAAAACCATCAACAATCGTTGATGTTAAAACAGTTGAATCAACCTCAGTATAATCTCTTATTTTTGTAACTAATTCTGCGTATGTCATACAGGAACTCCATTAACTAAAACTGTAATTTTTCCAACTCTAGTACCCATTTGTCTTTTATTGTTTTCTTCAAGAGGTGATATTGATGGTTGCATACCATTAGAAGTAAATTGTCCATCCCAATACTGAGGATCTAAATAAACAGTTACAGGAGCAGCTCTTTGTGGTCTTGCATTCCATAATGCAACAGGGTCTGCCATATGTGGTTTAGGATCTAGTTGTGGGTGTTTAGCTTCAAACTCTGATGTATGCACCCAAGAACCATTCCATTCTTTTACCATTTCTCTATATGGAAAAGCTTGTCCTGATCTATCAGATATGGATTGTGCGTATTTACCTTTTGCGTATGCCATTATGATCCTTGTGGGTAATAAACATTAGGTGTGATGTAAACAGATGTTCTTTGACCATCTTCATCTAATGCTCTTTTTAATTCATCTTCGTATAACATTTTTAACATTTGAACTCTATCTAGTGCAATTTTTTGTGATAAATAAAACGCTAATCCTGAAACCATACAAGGATAAAATCTAAATGGCATATCAGTTGTATTAGAGTAAGCTCCTGCATCTTGTATTCTTGCAAGATAATAATAGAATATATTTGTCACGGCGCTCGTATCAGGAGCCAGATATAAACTTATAGTTGGTGTAATTTGTCTGTTTACGTAATACTGAGAAGGAGTTCCTGTATCAGTCTTATTTGGAATAGCAATATATTCAGATCTAGAAATTTTAGTTAATGTTTGTTGAGTACCACCTGTTGTAGTTACAACAGCTTCAAGTACATCATTACAATCACTTGGTGTATTGTAAGTTGCTGTTCCGTTTACAAGAGTTAATGTTTCTGATTTTACTTTCCAAAGATTAATTCCTCTATTTCCCCATTCAGAAAATAAAAGATTTAAACTTCTTCTAGCAGATTTAATATCGTGACCTGAATTAGTTCTTACACCACATCTTTCGTAAGCTTCTTCAATAGCTTCGTCAATCGTGATATTAAACGATGTAGTTCCCGATGTAGCCATTTCATAACCTTACGCTTTAATTGCTTTTTGTAAATCTAAAGGTAATTTTTTTTGCTTTTCAGTAAGCATTCCAGTTTTAGCTTTCATCATCTTACCGTATTTAGCTTTTCCAATTTTACCAGTCATTTTGTAGGCTTTGTGCCCACCGCCCATTTTCATCATAATAAACTCCTATAATTGATATAATATAATAACACTAGGACTTACTTTAGTAAATCTCCATAATAAGATACTAAACTAGGGTTAGATAACTCAACATCACCTGAATCGTGTTTTACAAATTTACCAAAATACTCACTTCTTTTTTTATATTCACCAGAAGTTTCAGTCTCCATAATTGGTCTATGTGATTTAGCATGATCAACTGATAAACCTTTTTGTGCTTTTTTTGGTTTAGGAACACAGTTAGGTACTTTTCTACCATTCTTAGTTTTCATACCAACCATTTCGTACCCTTCCCAACAAGGTCTTTTTTTAGCCATTAGATACCCTCCTCCAAAAATACTTTAGTTTTTTTACAAGCACATTGTTTAA